TTAGCAGGCTGAGTTTACGACGTGCTACTTTCTCGTTGGTGGTCATACGGTGACTCCGGATAACACGGTAGGGGTACCGTTTTGTTATCCGGTTTGAAGCCGTATGACCACTCCCTTTTGTGGGCAACTGTCAGGTGAATACCATCTCCATACACCCAGACCTTTCAGAACCAACTGTTGCCCCTCAGGCGTCAACGATCCTATCAAGCTTAGTACCAGCTGGTTGGTAGTCTTGGCCGAGGGGCTTAGGGTGTGGGCGAACGACAAGGTGGCCACCCAGCTGTGACCACACTCGGCGTCTGTGCACTGGCAGTAGAGATCCGAGACATCATCGCTCAGTCGGTTGGTCTTGGTAATGCGGCCCCGCTGGCCACACACTTTGCAATAAACCCGCATTACGCCCCCTTTTCTATCCAAATCAACAGTCTATCTTGCCACAGCAAACACTGTTTGTTTATACAGTTGAACCGATATTCTCCCGAAAATCGACCCAGAGGGAACGAGGGAGTCCCGCGCAGTTGATGGCATCCTGAATCAGCTCGCACAGTGGCAGCACCTCGTTGCGGGCATAGGTGGCATCGTACTTCTCGGGGTCTCCAAGCCCTCCCCCGCCATTGGTCGGGATGATGCCGGCCAGCGCCGCCGGAAAGCGGTGGCTAGTCAATACATCCTGAGCGGTGATCCCCTTGATGGCCGCAAACTCGTCCTTGGTGGCTATGTCCCCCACCGGAATAAGCTTGATGCCATCGGGTTTGCCGTCCGGGATGTTCACGAACATGGAGCGAAAGTTCCCTACCCCCTTGCTGCTGGCGATCATCTCTTTCATCTCCTCCTCGGTGTCGTCGTCCATGTTCGGGTCGGTGGCGTAGAAGATGAAGCCCATGTGGGCGCCGTTGAGGAAGTATTTGCGCCGAAACAGGGTGGCATCCTGATTAAGCAGCGCCGACTGCAGGCCGCCCAAGTAGTCGGGCATGCCGTAGATCTGCTGCTCGGGGTCGTACTGGGCCAGCCAGATGATGTCCTCTGGCCGGTAGATCAGGCTCGGCTTGCCCTGCTGCAGGTAGACAAAGCAGCCATCCTCGCGCCGGCGCAGGTAGACGCTGGATAGCGGGTGCAGCCCCACCACCTGGCCAAACCCGTTGCGAATTTTAAGCAGGCCCGCGTCCCCGAACTGCAGATAGTTGTGTACGAACGCGGTAATGGCCGCGCGCTGATCGGTAAAACGACCGGCGACCATGTTCCGCCTCGCCATCAGGATGGCCCCGTGGTGGGCATTGGCCCGCACCACCTTGGCCAGCCCTTTGCGCTCAATCGGTGGCTGGTAATACTCGCCATAGGGGTTGTAGAACACTCCGGTGTAATCGGTCATCCAGGCGGTGGGGTCGATGGCCTCCGGCATGCTGAACGCCACCGCGCTCTTTGCTGGGACGGTCACTCGGGCCGGTTGTTGTTTCTGTCGCTTGGTCATGCTGCCTTTCTCTCCTGGCTGGTTGCCCAGGTGGATTTACGTTTGCGAGTGGTATCGAGCGGCTCGTTGGCCACTGCGTGGGCGATGGCAAAAAACACGTCTGCGTGTCCGGTCACATTGTCCCGGGCGGCCCGGAACGTCATCTGACCGCCGCCGGTGGTGCTGCGCTTGATGGCAAGGAACGCCAGTGGAATATCCCGATCAGAACTGTCCCACTCGATGCGGTTCGCTTCCACCACATCGATCATCTTGAGTACCAGCCGCGACTTGCTCTCGATGCTGTAATTGATGGGGTGACACACCCCTTTGAACTCCGGCTTCAACAGGTCATAGACCCCTGAGCCAATGCCGGAGACATCGACCCCGAGATAGGTGACCCGGAACTTCTTGGCAATGCGCACGATCTCCTGCGCCTGAAACTGGAAGTTAAGCCCGCGCCAGTAGTGCTTTTCCAGCACCCGGAACCGCTCGCCGGCGACCATAGGAGGGGCCACGACCACCAGGGTGGCGTTGTCACGGGTGCGGCTCGGGTCGTAGCCCATCCACACCTCGCGCCGGCCAAACGGGTCGGGCCGCCCGGGCTTGTAGTCCTCCCAGCGGCTGGGGTCTACCCCTGCCCGCTCCATATCCTGGAACTTGAACACCGACAACGCATCGTCGATAAAGCGGCACATATAGAGCCTGTCGAACACCTCCTCCGGGTACTCGTCTTTGAGCTCCTCGATGTCGATAAGGTGGCAGCCAAGTCGTATGGCATCTTCGATGGTGATGACGTAACGCCACTGTCGATCGGGGCAGACGCGGCCACCATCGCGCAGGTCATCTTCGCCCGGGAAGTCGATGGCCACCCGGCTCGGACGCTGACCCTTCCAGCGATCCCCGGTCCAGAACCGGTACGCTTCGTGAACCTTGCTTGATGGGGTTGAGAAGTAGGTCTTGCGCCAGCGGCTCTGGGTCGCCATGGCGCTGGCCACGTCCGACAGCTTCTCGAAGTTGGGGATCCAGAAATACTCGTCGATGTAGACGTTGCCAGAGCGGGACTGGGCGCTGTTGGAGTTGGTGGAGCAGAAGTGCAGCTCGGCCCCGTTCGACAGGACGATGGGGTTGCCGGTCAGGGTGACGCCCAGGAAGGTCTGGGCAATCTTGCAGATATAGGAGCGAAACACCTCCGCCTGGGCACGGGTGGCAGACAGGAATATCTGGTTGCCGCCAGTCAGTACCGCATCTTCCAGCGCCTCGCCGGCGAAGTAGTAGGTCATGCCGATCTGGCGGGATTTAAGGATGTTACGGGTGCGCGGCAGTGCCGGGTCGTTCTTGGCCTCCCGACAGCGCAGCTGATAGCCAAACAGGGTACCCAGCCATTCGGCAAAGTCTGCCTCCGTCAGGTGGCCGATCTCGTTCTTGGCCTTCTTGCCACCCTTGCGACTGCCGCCTGCCTGGCGGCTTTGCTCACGCTTGCCACGGCTAGGCCCCGGTTCATGCCCTTGCTCACGCAGGACCTTGAGGGCCTGCTCGCGCTCGGCCCACTTGAGCGCCTTCTCTTTGAGGCTGACATGGTGGCCGATAAGTCGGTCCAGCTCCTCCTGCTCGCCCGGGGTTTTCTTCTCCCGGTGCAGCAACACCTGCACCCGGCGATTGATGGCATCCTCGACCGCTTCCTCGGTCAGCAGGTCGCGCCAGCCGAGCTTTTCGGCCCAGTAGTAGATGATGCGACAGGAGTTGAGCCCCAGTTCGTCCTTGATCTCCTGGGGTGTCCATCGTTTAAGGTAGAGTCCCTTCGCCGCATTGCGGATCTCTTCGGGGTACGCCACGGCGCCTCCATCCGGTGAATGATGGCGCCATCATAGCCAGCCCCCTCCCCCCACTTATCCCACTGATGTTCTGAGCAATTCGGATTTCCTGCTGGATCCGAATCCCGCCGAACACCATAGCGTGAAACCCCCTTGCCGACCCGATAGCCTGAGCCCGCATCACTTGGGAGCAGGCATGAACGAATCAACCTTGAGAACTGGCTGGGTCTGTATCGCCACCGAAGGCAAAGCGGTGGACGGGCGGGACATTACCCGCGACTGGCTCACCGACATGGCCGAGACCTACGACCCGACCTATTACACCGCCGTCATCTGGCCCGATCACGATCGCTGGTCCAGCTACGGCACCGTGCAGGCCCTCAAGACCGAAGAGGTGGATGGCAAGCTCAAGCTGTTCGCCATCCTCTGCCCGAATCGGGATCTCATCTACTACAACCAGAGCGGCCAATATCAGTTCTGCTCCATCGAGCCCTTCGAGAACTTCGCCGATCTGGGCCGCACCTACTTGCTGGGCCTCGGTGTCACCGACGAACCGGCCAGCATCGGGACCACCCATCTCAAATTCAGCAACAGCAACAAGGGGCAGGCCGTTGGCACCAGCGAGCCGCTGGATCTCTCCACATTCAAGCTGCCCAAGCACGAAAAGGCCGATGGCCTGATCGCCAAGTTTTTCAGCTTCCTGGCCAGCCACGGCGAGCAAGCCCCCCAATCACCCCCCAGCCAACCCGAGGATGAGGAAATGACCAAAGAACAGTTCGATCAGATGCTGGGGGCCCTCAATGGCCTTGGCACCAAGATCGATGGCTTCAGCGCCAAGCTGGACACCAAGCCCACCCCCGAGCAACCCGCTCCGACGACCACCGAGCCCACCAAGGTGGAAGAGAAGCCCGGTATCAGCACCGAGCAGTTCAGCAAGCTGGAGCAGACCCTCGCCAGCCTGACCGACAAGTTCGGCGAGCTGAACGGCAAGATCGACCAGTTCTCCGTCGAGAAACCGGGCCAGCGCCCGGGTGCCCTCGGCGGTGACGATACCCCTGCAGTCTATTAAGGAGCGACCGTGAGCCAGACCCTTACCGTCCAGGCCATGCAGCGCCTGGAGCAATACAGCAATGCCCTGGCCAAGGCCTATGGCATCCCCGTCAACGCCCTGGCCAAGCAGTTCAGCGTCACCGGCCCGGTGGAAACCGGCCTGCGCGCCGCCCTGCTCTCTTCCGTCGAATTCCTCGGCCTCATCACCTGCCTGGATGTGGACCAGATCAAGGGTCAGGTGGTGCAGGTTGGCATCGGCAAGCTGTTCACTGGCCGCAAGAAGAACGGCCGCTTCAACGGCAAGCTCGGCGTCGATGGCAACACCTACGAGCTGACCGAGACCGATTCTTGCGCCTCGCTGGACTGGGCGACCCTGTGCGTCTGGGCCAACGCCGGCAGCGAGGGCGAGTTCCTGCGCTTGGTGGGCGATTTCATCAACAAAGCATTTGCCCTAGACATGCTGCGGGTCGGCTGGAATGGCGTGGAAGCAGCCGCCGATACCGACCCTGCTGCGCACCCGCTGGGGGAAGACGTCAACAAGGGCTGGCACCAGATCGCCCGCGAGTGGAACGAAGGCAGCCAGATCATCAAGGCCAAGGCTGGCGAGAAGATCTACTTCGACCCGGACGGCAAGGGGGATTACAAGACCCTGGACGAGATGGCCTCCGACCTCATCAACACCACCATCGATCCCCTGTTCCGCCAGGACCCGCGTCTGGTGGTGCTGGTCGGTACCGACCTCATCGCCGCCGCCCAGGCCAAGCTCTACAGCGAGGCCACCAAGCCGAGCGAGCAGATCGCCGCCCAGAAGCTGGCCGAGTCCATCGCCGGGCGCCGCGCCTACATCCCGCCCTTCTTCCCGGGCAAGCGGATGGTGGTCACCACCCTGGACAACCTGCACATCTACACCCAGCGCGGAACCCGCAAGCGCAAGGCGGACGATAACCAGGACAAGAAGTGCTTCGATAACCAGTACTGGCGCATGGAAGGCTATGCCCTCGGCGAGCACCTCGCCTATGGCGGCTTTGAAGAGGCCGACATCGAGATCGGCGCCGCGCCGGCGGCTCCCGAGGCCTAAGCCATGAGCTCACCCGGTCAACGTCACAAGCAGCGCGTGCATGCCGTGCAGGGGGCCCAGCAGGCCGCCAGCTCAGGCGTGGCCACCGGCACGGTGGCCGACAGCCTGCACCTGCAACTGATTGCCCTGGAGCAGGACATGGTCCGGCTGCGCAAGCTGGCCCGCATCGGAGACCGGGTGAACATGAAACGCGATGAGCTGATGCCCAAGTACCGCCCCTATGTGGAGCGCTATCTGGCCGCCGTCAGCGAGTCCGGCCAGCACTATCAGAACGAGCTGTTCCAGCGCCTCATCATCTGGGCTTTTGACGTCGGCGACTTCGACGCCGGCATCGCCTGGGCGGAGCTCGCCATTGCCCAGGGCCAACGTACCCCGGCCAACATCAAGCGCGACTGGGCCCACTTCGTGGCAGACACCGTGCTGGAGTGGGCCGAGAAGCAGGCGGCCGAGGGGCATGCCGTCGAGCCCTGGTTCTCCCGGGTGTTCGACAAGGTGCGCAATGACTGGCGCCTCAACGAACGGCTGACAGCCAAGTGGTTCAAGGCCGCGGGTTGCCTGCTGCTGCGCGACCACGACGGCCAGCCCCGCCCAAGCGCCGTGGGGGACTGCGCCACCCTGGAGCAGGCCGATCACTGGCTGGCCCAGTCCGAGCAGATGCACGGCAAGGTGGGCGTCGGCACCTTGCGCCAGAAGATTGCCATGCGTCTGCGGGCGCTGAATCCGGAATAACCGACTCTCCGCGCCGTCGCACCCCGGCGCGAATGCCATGGACCGCCTCTGGCGAACCCAGCGGCAATTGCGTGGCGACAGGGGTGCACCCATTCAACCAGCGAGGCAAGCCATGTTTGCAGGCAAGGACATCGACTATAGCGCCGCCACCATCCGCAATGACGGGTTCTGGCCGGATGTGGCCGTCGCCGACTTCGAGCGCCGCCGCGCCCTGCCTGCCGATCTGGACCAGCAAACCACCGGCGCCGCCTTGCTGGCCGCCGTCTCTGAAATCAACCTGCAGCTCGCCAGCCACCAGGCCGCGCTGCAGGCCAGGGGTTATACCAGCGCTACCGCCGTACCGGGTCCGAGCCTTGACGATGGCGCTGACTCCGGCAGAAACGCCCTGACCGAACAGTACCTAGCCGCCGTGTTCGCACGGGCCAAGGCGGCCTTGCTGCCGGAGTTCGCCAGCGTCACCGAGCGGGCCACCGCCAACAACCAGGTGGAGCGCTCCCCGGACCAGCGCGCCCAGTTGCTGGCCGAGAGCCAGCAACTGGTGCGCAGCATCAAGGGCAAGCACCGGGCGGGAGTGTCGCTGATATGAGCACCGCCATGCACGAGCAGCAGGCCCAGGGTTACTTCCTGCAGGCGCTGCACGCCGAGTTGTTGCGGGTGCTGCCGGCCAAGTGCCACAAGCGCCTAGATAGCTGGATGGAGAACGGCACCATCAAGCTCGAACCCAGGAACATGGGGCCCACCGGGGTGGATGTGGCCTGGCTCACCTATCAGGCGGTGTTCACCATCGAGCAACTGCCGTTTCGCGAGCTCGACCCAGCCATTCTGCTGGCGGCCGTCGCCGCCTGGGTGCAGGAGCACGACGAGGTGCGCGAGCAGCTTGACCTGCCCGATCCCGAATACGCCGTCACCCCGAACGACGAGCAGACGGCCGACCTCGAGATCCAGCTCCCCTTCGCCGAGCCGCTGCGCCTTATCGAGCACTCGCAAGGGCCCATCAACTGGCTCGGCAAGCGCTGGAACGTGGCTCCCTATGACATCTGGGTTGCCGAGCAGATTGACCTGAACGTGGGAGATACCGGCCAGCATCAGATCGGGAGCCCAGCATGATCACCATCACCCTGGACACCCGTCGCACCAAGGACCAGCTCAACCTGCTGGCCCTGCCGCCCAAGCAGCGCAAGCGCCTGGTATGGCGCGCCGCCAACGAGATGAAGAAGCTGGCCGCCAGTCACGTGCGCCAGCAGCAAGACCCCAACGGCAATGCCTGGGCCCCTCGCAAGCGGGGCAAACGCAAGATGTTGCGCGGCCTGCCCAAGTTGCTGGTGATCCACGAACCGCGCCAGGACGTGGCCGAGGTTGGGTTCAAGAAAGGCACCATGAGCGTCCACGCAGGGGTCATCGCCAACACCCACCAGAAGGGGCACACCTACAAGGTGACGGCCGCCAGTCGCCGGCGCATCGCCCCCAGTGAAGGCGGCAAGCAGAAGCAGGCCACCAAGGCCCAGGCCCGCAAGTTGCGCGAACTCGGGTTCAAGCGCCCCGGTCAGCGCAAGCGCTCATACCGCTTGGCATCGCTGGGCTGGATCACCGGCCACCTCAACTACGCCCAGGCGGGGTTGCTCATCAAGAAGCTCAAGGACGAACCGGCGGCCGAGAGCTGGGAAATCCATCTGCCGGCGCGCCCGTTCCTGGGCGCCAATGCCCGGCAGCGGCAGCAGGCCTTCGCCCGCGCCCTGCAGAGCATCGATTACGGCTGGGACGTCAACAAGCAAGATATGAAGGGGAAATAACGGCATGTGGCCTTACGTACAGATCAACAACTTGAACCAGATGCAGGGGCCCGTGACGGAAGTCGAGCGCCACCTGCTGTTCATCGGCAGCGCAGCCAGCAACACCGGCAAGCTGCTCTCCCTCAACGCCCAATCCGACCTCGATCAGTTGTTCGGTGCCGCGGACAGCGAGCTCAAGGCCAACCTGCTGGCCGCCCGCGATAACGCGGGCCAGAACTGGTCAGCGGCGGCCTATGTCCTACCCACCGACAAGCCCTGGCTAGACGCGGCCCGCGACGCCCAGCAGACCCAGTCGTTTGAAGGGGTCGTAGTGCTGGGGCAGGAGTGGGACCAGGCAGGTATCAACGCCGCCCACGCCCTCAACCAGGAGCTGATCGCCAAATGGGGGCGCTGGCAGTTCATGCTGCTGGCCGTGCCGGCCATCGCCGACGAACAGGACTGGTCCACCTACGAGGCCGAGCTGGCCACCCTGCAGGACGGCATCGCGGCGAGCTCGGTTTCCCTGATCCCGCAGCTTTGGCCAACCCTGGCCGGGGCCTATGCGGGCCGCCTGTGCAACCGGGCGGTGAGCATTGCCGACAGCCCCTGTCGGGTGAAGACCGGCGCCCTGGTAGGCCTTGGCAACAAACCGGTGGACAAAGACGGGATCCCGCTGCCACTGGCCACCCTGCAGACCCTGGAGGCCAACCGCTATTCGGTGCCGATGTGGTACCCGGACTATGACGGGATCTACTGGACCGATGGCCGCACCCTGGATGCAGAGGGCGGCGACTACCAGGTGATCGAAAACCTGCGCATTGCCTACAAGGTGGCGCGCCGGATGCGCCTGCGCGCCATCGCCCGCATCGGGGATCGCTCGTTCAACTCCACCCCGGGCAGCACCGCCGCCGCCATCACCTACTTCGGCAAGGATCTGCGGGAGATGGCCAAGGCCACCACCATCAACGGCCAGCCGTTCCCGGGTGACATCGCCTCCCCCCAGGATGGCGACATCCGCATCCAGTGGGTCGCCAAGAACCTGGTCTCCATTTATGTGGTGGTACGCACCGTGGACTGCCCCAAGGGGATCACCGTCAACATCATGCTCGATTTGAGCCTAAACAATGGGGAGGACTAACCCATGACCCGTCGTATCTCCGGTGCCAGCTTTGACACCACCCTCCTGGGGGCCATGGTCCACGTCGAAAAGGCCAGTCTCTCCATCACCGACAACAGCACCGTGGCGCAAACCCGGGGGATCCCGGATGGCTTCGTCGATGGCGATGTCGCCGCCGAGCTGGAGTTCGAGCTCGATACCAAGAACTTCTCGCAATTGGCCGACGCCGCCAAACGGGCGGGAAGCTGGCGCGGGATGGAGCCAGACGACGTGCTGTTCTACGCCGACTCCGGCACCGAGACCATGAAGGTGGAGGCCTTCGGGGTGAAGCTGCTGGTCTCCGACCTGCTCGACATCGATCCCAAGGGGGGCAGCAAGAGCGTGCACAAGGTGAAAGGCTTTGTAACCTCCCCCGATTTCGTTCACCTCAACGGCGTGCCTTACCTCTCCAAGGAAGACACCCGCCACCTGCTGGGTTAAGGGGGACGCTTGGACGACATCGACCACGCCAACCACCATGCCGCCCGCATGCTGGCGGTCCAACTGGCCAACCAGGTGGGCAAAGGGCACTACCAGGGGGAGAGCCTGCACCAGTGCGAAGAGTGCGACGACGACATCCCCGAGGGGCGCCGCCGCCATGTGCCGGGGGTACGCCTGTGCGTCCCCTGCCAGACCCGCCTTGAACGGTTGGCCCGCTAACCAGAGCTACGGACATGAACCACATGCCAAACAAAGACCCGACCCTCGCCACCGCCCTGCTGGCCTGGCTGATGGACAACTGGCCCGCCGTCTATGGGGCCCTGCTGGCGCTGGCCATCGCCTTCCTGCGCATCACCTACGCCGGCGGCCGGGGTCGCCGCCGGCTGATCGAATCCCTGCTGTGCGGCCTCATCACCCTGGCGGCCGCCACCGGGACCCACCTGCTCGGGATCCCCCAAGAGGCCACCCCCTTCCTGGGCGGCGTGGTGGGGCTTCTCGGGATCGACATCATCCGCGACCGGGCGGCCCTGATGTTTAGCAAGAAGGAGGACAACAATGCCGCGCAGTGATTGCCATCCCCAGATGGCCGCCTTTCTCGACCTGCTCGCCTATGCCGAGGGCACCAAGGGGCTGGGCGACGATGGTTACAACAAGCTGGTCAACCCGGCCGGGTTCTTCCAGGACTACCGCGAACACCCCGATGTGTTGGTGCGGGTCAATCCGACCCTGCACAGCACCGCCGCCGGGCGCTATCAGTTCCTGTCCCGCCACTGGCGCCACTACCAGGCGGCACTCGGCCTGCCTGATTTTGGCCCCGTCTCCCAGGACACCTGGGCCATTCAGCTTATCCGTGAGCGCAAGGCGCTGGACGACGTGATCAAGGGGTGCATCCCCCAGGCGATCAGCAAGTGCGCCAACATCTGGGCCAGCCTGCCCGGCGCCGGCTACGGCCAGCGCGAGCACAAGCTGGCGGAGCTGCTGGCCAAGTTCACCGAGTTCGGCGGGGTACTGGCATGAGCACGCTCATCCGGTTTATCCCGACCATCATCGGCTTTGTGCTTGGCACCCTGTTGTTTACCCAAGGCGAACGGCTCACGCAGCGCACCAAGGAGCTGGTCCGCGCCAACGACACCGTCAACATCCTGCAGGCAGTCAACAACCAGCAAGCGACCGCCTTTCAGGAACTGCTGACGCAAGCAAAGGGCTTGCGCCTGCTGCTGAGCGACCAGAACGCGGCCTTAGCCGAGCTCGACAACCAGAACAGGAAAACCGCCGATGAACTGCAACAAGCGTTGGCCACGCCGCCGGCGGGCCGCCCGGACTGTGCTCGCGAGCCTTTGCCTAGCAGTGCTTTGCGCCTGCTCCAGCCAGCCCCCCCAGGTGGTGCAAACCAAGGTGGTCAAGCGCCTGCCGCCGCCGGGGCTGGTGCCCCACTGCCCGGCGCCTGACTTCACGGGGACCAATTACGGCGAGGCCGTGCTGTTTATCCCCCCCCTGCAGACGGCGCTGCGCCGCTGCCAAACCCAGATCAACACCCTGAACCATTGGATTGAACAAGAGGAAACCACCCCATGAGCACACCGATCATCACCCTGGACGTCGCCGGCAAAGAGCTGAAATTCGCCCCTACCATGGTGGCCTACAACAGCTTCATCAACGACATGATGCCCAACGACAAGGTGGCACCGGCCCACAACTACGTGAAGAAGATCGTCTGCGCCGAGAGCAAAGAGGCGCTCGATGAGCTGCTCAAGCGCCCCAGTGCCGCCCTGCAGCTGGCTGGCGCCATCAACAAGGAGTTCGCGCCAGAGCTGGAAATCACCGTAAAAAACTGACGGCGCGCGCTGAGGCCATCGAGCGCAACCAACTGGAGCAGGTGCTGGCGCTGCGGCGCTACTACCTGCCCCATGAGGATGACGACCTAGACAGCCTGGCCCGCGCCTTGTGGATAGACAAACACCAGCAAGAGTCCAACGCCGCCACAGTGGCCGAGGGCATCGCCAAAGCACTGAACGGATAAGAGACCCCTATGGCTTGGATGGAAAAATTGATGATGCAGGTGGCATTGGTTGACCAGGTCACCAAGCCCCTTGCCGGCATCAATGCCCAGATGAACAAGGTCACCAAGGCTGGCCGTCAAGGCTGGAGCAACATGGCCATGGGGGCCACTACCGTGGCAGGCGGTGTGATGGCGATTCAGGGTGCTCTTGGCCCGGCCATCGAAATGGACCGAGCATTGGCCGAGGTGGCATCGCTGGATGTGCAAAAAGAGGTGCTCGGCGCACTGGGGCGCGAGGCCCTCAAACTCTCCATCCAGTATGGTGAGTCGGCCACCGAGATCGTGCGTTCCTCCTACGATATTCAATCCGCGATCGCCGGGCTGGAAGGCAACGAGCTGCCAGCCTTCACCCGCGCATCCACCACCCTGGCCAAAGCCACCAAGGCAGACACCGCCACCATCACCAACTACATGGGAACCATGTACGGCATCTTCGAGCAGCAGGCCAAGCAAATGGGCAAGGCCAACTGGGTCGAGGATGTGGCCGGCAAGACGGCGCTGGCAGTGCAACTGTTCAAGACCACCGGTCAGGGCATGGCCGATGCCTTTGGGGCAATAGGGGCCAACGCCACCGCAGCCGGGATCTCGATGGATGAGCAGTTCGCCGTGCTCGGCCAGCTGCAGGCCACCATGAGCGGCGGCGAGGCGGGGACTAAGTTCAAGGCCTTTCTGGCCGGGGTCGGGGGTGCCCAGAAGGCGCTCGGCCTCAAGTTCACCGACGCTGCGGGCAGCATGCTGCCGGTCCTCACCATCATGGACAAGCTCAAGGCCAAGTATGGCGAGACCATGAGCGTGGCCGAGGGGGACGAGCTCAAGAAGGCCTTCGGCTCGGACGAGGCAGTGGCCATGATCAAACTGTTGATGACCAACACCAAAGGGCTGGCCACCAACATCAACGCCCTGGCCAACACCCACGGCATGGGCAAGGCCGAGCAGATGGCCGCCGCCATGACTGACCAGTGGGAACGGGTGACGCAAGCCTGGTTCGCCATCCGGGCGGCCGCCTTCGGGGTGGTGTTGCCGGCTATCAATGCCGTGGTGGGCGTCTTTGCTGATGGTGCCAACGATGTGCTGCGCTGGACTCACATCTTCCCGAACCTGACCAAGGTGATCAGCTATGCCATGTTGACCATCGTTGGACTGAGCATGGTAACCGGGGCGTGGATGCTGGTTGCCGGCCTGGCCAAGCTGGCCACCTTGGGGCTGGGCATCGCCTGGATCATCATCATGGCGCCGCTCAACCTGCTCAAAGCTGGGCTGGTTGCCTTTCGCGCCATCCTGCTGGCCGTCAACATCGCCATGTACGCCAACCCCATCGGCCTGATCGTGGCTGGCATCGTGCTGCTGATCGGCGCGGTGGCTGCGGTCATCTACTACTGGGACGACCTGAAAAAGACCTTCTCTGACTGGGGTGTGTTCCAGCTGCTTGGCAAGTCCATCGACTGGCTGATCGACAAGCTGAACATGATCCCGGGCGTCAACATCGAAGCCGGTTCGATGCCTGATCTGAACCTGCCGAACCATGCCAACATCAACGCCCCGCTCGCTCGCTATCGCGAAGGGGGGAACAGCATCCCATCGGGTGGGATTGGCCAGCAGCTGATCCAAGCAAACGCAGCAGCCACCACCGCCAACCAGAAACCGGCCAAGGTGCTGCACATCGGTGAGGTTCATATGACCAGCCAGAACCCGATGACCCCTGAGCAGATGGCCGAGAACGCATGGCTGGAGACCCCGTGATGAGTGATGCCAAGTACATCGATATCTGGGTGGTAGACGGGGCGTGGCAGCTGGATGCCGGTGGCCAACCCCGTTACACCCAAGACCGCCACAGCATCGGTCAGGACATCAAGCACCGGATCATGGAGTCAGGGCTGGCCAGCAAGCTGATCGGCGAGCGCAGCCCCACCCTGCGCGCCGATGTGATGACCGAAATCGAGCTGCTGGTCGAGAACGACACCAGGCTGATCCCCGGCACCATCGTGATCAGCGAAGAGGCCCCCGACCGCATCCTGGTCACCGCCCGCACTTATGAATTTGGCGATCTGGAGGTAACCCTGTGAACCTGCGCCCAACCGTAGATTTTATGGCACTGCTGGCAAAAAGCGGGGTACCGACAACCGAAGAGGCCATGGAGGTCGAGCTCAAGAAGGAGGTGGAGGCCGCCGGTTCGCTCATCACCAACGACAGCGATATGAGCCCGTTCTGGCGGCTGGTGCGCGCCGTGGTCATCACTCCGGCGCTGTGGCTGATCCGTATCCTGCTGGCGGGCCATGTGCTGCCGGCCAGCTTTGCCGCCACGGCGACCGACAGTTATCTGGATCTCAAGGCGTGGGATGTTGACTTGACCCGCAAGCCTGCCCAGAAGACCAGGGGAGTCGTCAACTTCACCAAGGTGAATCCGGCAGAGGCCACCACGATCCCGGATGATGTGTGGGTCACCACCGAGCGCATCAACGGCACCATCTACCGCGTCAAGCCGGTGCAGGCGGTGGTGAGCCCTGCGGGTGAAGCGGTGGCGCGGGTCGTCTGCGAGGCCGAGTTCGCAGGGGTGGCATGGAATCTGGCCCCAGGATATTACAACCTGCTGAGCAAGCCGATCACCGGCATCCTGTCCGCGCGAAACTCCGGGAAGGAGTGGATCACCACCCAGGGCGCCGATGCAGAGAGTAATGACGCTCTGGGCCTGCGTATCAAGAACCAGTTCTCGGCCGTGGGTCGCTATCACATCGATGCCATTTACCGCTCCATGCTGGCCAGCGTGGCGGGTATTCGCGCCGATCACATCTTCTTCGAGCACGATGCACCGCGGGGGCCGGGTACCGCCAACGCCTTCATCCTGCTGGAAGTGGGTGCCACTCCCGCCAGCTTGATCGAAAAGCTCAACGACTACGTGAACAACCAGGGCAATCACGGCCACGGGGATGATCTGCAGGTGATGGCCATGCCGGAAACCGAGCACTCCCTGCAACTTGAGCTGTGGCCGGTCGAGAACTTGGCCGCTGAGCAGCGGCTGGCGCTGGTCAGCGAGGTGAAGCTGTTGATCCAGGCGGCATTCCGGCAATCAGCCGACTACCAGGCAGTGACCCGCACATGGCCACAGTCCCGCTTTTCACTGAGCCAGCTGGGCCGAGAGCTCCATCAGGCCTTCCCAGAGATCAAGAGCCTGCACTTCACCGAGTCGGACATCGTCTCAGGCCTTGCCATCCCGCGCCTGAATGCGCTGGAGGTGTTGATCCATGACTAAGAGCACCGAGCTCAACCACCAGGACAAGGCCCCACAGCTGCCGGACAGCTCGGCCCCCTGGTGGGAGGATGGCAAGACCATCGCTGATGGAGTACAGGAACCCGCTTTCTTGGCCAAGGGCATCATGGCGTTCTGGCGCCGGATGCGTGGCTGGCTGTTGCAGCCGTTGGCGCAACAAGACCCGCTGACCTGTTCAGAGGCCATGCTGGCTTTGCTGGCATGGGAGCGCGATATCACCCGCTTCAAGGGGGAGCCGCTCGCCCTGTTCCGCAAGCGCGTCAAGTTCGCCTTTATCAACGCTCAGGACTCGGGAGAGGTGGCGGGCTTCAAGCGCATTTTTGAACGTCTTGGCATCGGTTGGTGCGAACTGCACGAACGCCAGGACGGTACCCCTTGGGACGTTATCACCATCGAGGTGGCTGACAGCGCCCTGACACAAAACCAGCAACTGATGGAAACCCTGATCCAGCACTACGGCCGCACCTGCCGCCGCTACCGCTTCCAGGTGCTCTATCCGGCGATGGGATATCTGCATGCAGGCCGTATCGACATGGGCCATCAGGTGTTCGCCGCCACCCTCAATAAACCAGCCTGCAAGGGTTACCTGCGCGCCGGTCAAATCCATTTCATTCAACACGTTTTTGGGGCCACCCTGCCCCGCAAGGAGTCCTGATGAGCCAGGTCATTACCAACGCATTCGAACAATATTGGCAGTCTTGCTTGGCCGCAGAGAAACCGGTCGTGCTGGATGAGTTTATCCTGGCTGATATCCCCAATCTGGATATCACTTCCCCAATTGATCCGGAGACCGGCCTGCCGCCGGAAAGCCAGATCGTGCATCGCCAGAACGTGGACCAGCGCGGTCGCATCAACAACAACGCTGTGGCCTACACCATCGTGATGGATACCACGGTCGGCGACTTCTCGTTCAACGCCATGTACCTGCGCAACAAGCAGAACGGCGTGATCGGGATGATTGTCTACAAAGGGCGCGAGACCAAGCTCAAGACCGACCAGACCACCGGCCAGACCGGAAACTCTCTGGTCAAGTCGATGCTGATGGGGTACGACCAGGCCGCCGAGGCCACCCTCACCCATGTGGATGCAGGAACGTGGCAGATTGACTATGCCGCCCGCCTGCGCGGGATGGATGAAGATATCCGCCAGTTGCAGGCCGATCTCTATGGCCATCACACCTTTGTCGGTGATGGCTTCAAGGTGGTCGAGAAAGATGGTGCCTATCAGGTCAGCCAGGGCGTGGCCATCGTCGGCGGCCTGCGGGTTGAACTGAAAGCGCCGGAGGTCATCAACCCGGGCACCAAGCCGATCGGCGTCTGGGTCGATGTGCATCGCGCCGGTTCGCTGCTCTCCGAGCATCAGAACCACTTCACCATCATCACCAGCGTGGCGGAGCTGGCTGACCATGTGGATGGCAACGGCTATCAGCACTATGTGGCCAAGCTGGGCTCCATACTGGCTGACAGCACCATCGAGGATGGTCGAGGCAGTGCTGGCGGTGGAAGTGGTGGGGCAGGTTCAATCCCTGACACCTTCGCCCTGTGGAAGCGCTCGATGGCAGAAACTGGCTATGACCTGATCGGCCAGTTCGGCACCAAGATGACCATAGAGACCACCGATCAGGTAGTGCTAAGTAAAGATGGGAAAAATGTATTCGCGTGGCTTGGATCATTGCCAAAAAATATTGATGCAGAGATATCTGTAGATGAGGAGGGAAATGGATGGGTTAGTCGTAGTGACTCCGTTGCCGCAATGTCGCTGAGGAAGAGCATCGAGGAGGCGTGCCGTCAGCTAGGTTTTAATTTGGTGAGGGGGTCGTTTGAAAAAGGCGGGGAGCTTACTGGGGCCATGGATGCTCTGCTGTATGAGCATGACGGGACTATATACCACCATGCTGCTGGTTCAATAAAGGTGACTGCCGGCTCTGTGCCTAGCGAGGGATGGAAAGAGGTTAGTGGGTTTAGTGTTTTTGCATGTTCGATTCAAGAGATTAAGTCATTTTTTGATGCAGGGGTTAGACATGTAAAAACTAGAGTTGATTTTGTTGATGAAGGTATTAGCGTCCCAAAAGATTGTACATTGGAATTTTTGGGTGTTGTTGAGTTGGCTTTGGATGGCAGCGTTTTTGAATTGGTAACAGGGTCTCGGGTGTTTGGTGATTTTGTTATCAAGCAAGGTTTTAATCCTGTTGTGGCTCATGTTAATGGTCGCTATCGTCCTACCATGTTATTGGCGGACAACAGGATGGCGGGTATATATGGTGAGATCAGGTCGGAGTCAGGATTGCCAGCAGGAAAAGCTGTTTATCTTGATGCTAGGGCGCTGGATGGGAAGCGAGGGATTATTAGTTGGTTTGAGTGTGACATATCAATAAGAAACCTTATGTATGGGTGTGATGCAGAGGCGTCAAATTTAGGCGGGGTGGATGGCGGGAAAAGCTACATTAACAACAATAAAATCAAGATTGCAGCTTGGGATGTGCCTTATTGTTACATAGAGCGTGATATTTTGGGCGCAGCTGAAATTGCGGCGAATACGGTTGAAATGGATTATCAGTGTAGTGCCGTTTCCGTACAGCCTCTGAGGATAAGAGGCAGCCGGAACAGGGTGACAGGTAATGTATGGGATGCAGATAAGAGCTACTATACATCTCTGTTAAGTAATGCGATTGACATCGGTGGATCATCTAATCATGTAGGGGGGAGGAATTGGCCTAGCCGTGGTTCTGGTGTTGTTAGCATCACTGATAGTCTGGTTGACTACTCAGGTAGTACCTACGGGGTAAACAGAAGGGATGTAAAAAACCTGCTTGTGATGGGGAGAGGTGCAGTCGATCATGGCGGGGATGTTTTAGGTAGCATCCCGGCTGTACTAGGTTTTTTAAGTAGCCCTGTTGATATTTTGGCTGGAGCCGAGGCTAAATATGTTTACTCAAGGTCTTATGAGTTGAAGCCGGAGCGCATTCCATATTTTGTTGATGGATACGTTATTTTGACAAACAAAAAGAATGTTGCAGCAACATGCAATGTTCAAATGGGTTTAAAGGTTGACCATTACGCAACAAGTTCAAAGATAACAGTTCCAGCCGAAAGAAGTGTGAGGGTTGAATTGTCTGCAATAATATATAGCAGGGAACAGTTTGTTAATTGTGGTGATGGTTCTTGGTATGGTTTTATAGATTATTCAGGGGTTATTTCTCATTCGATTCATGTTGGGGTGTCGTCGTTGGAGGGAATTCAAGTTAGTGCCATCGTAATGAGACGAAGTGGGAACGTTTGATGGTTGGTAATATTGTGGTTTATGGTGTTGAAAAGTCAGCATCAAAAGTTATGTTGCTGTTCTCTGGCAAGCTGCAAGACGCGGCAGATATTCATCGGCCTGTGCATCCTATGAATGCAATTGTGTGGGTTGCATCTGGAAACAGCGAACAGGAATTGGCCGCCAAGCTGGATGAGGTATGCGCCGTGCTGCCTTTGCCTGAGTGGTGCGCCACCATGCGCCGACTCACCGCCGAGAACGACCTGATGGCCCAGCCTGCGGCAGCCATGACGCCACGCTGGAAGGCGGGAGACCCGCTGATCTGGGATCCGCTGCGCCGTCACCTGCTGGTCTCTTCAGCTCGCTCTGCTTTGCAGCAGAGCGAGGGAAATTCGCCATCACCGGACACCACCCGAGCCAAGCTGGCCGCGCTGACCAACAAGCGAGCCACCCGTATCGCAGAACTGGACGCCGAGCTGGCCACCAAGCCGAGCTTGGCAGGCAAGCTGTGGAGCTGGCACGGCTATGGCGATCCGGCGAGCCTTGCCGCCCAGTTGCTGGAGAGCGATTACCCTGACCACAGCCACGCCGTCGGCGCCCTGCTGCTCTCACCTGAGCCGATCACCTACTGGCAGGAGTTAACCAAATGAGCCGGACAGCCATGCTCACCCTGGACGGTGAGCCCATTGTGATGAAGTCGATGCGGATCTCGGCATCGATGCAGTTTCAAGACAAAGACAACAGCGGCCAAACCAGCTCGACCAGCAGCTCGGAGCAGGGGGAGAAGGCCAAGGAGCTCGATGTATCTGGCTTGGTGCCGTTCAACGATGAGCAGACCCTGAACCGGCTGTTTGAGCTGGCCGCCGCCAAGCAAGACGGTGGGCAGCGCCATATCTATCGGGTCGGTTCGCTGCTGGCCAAAGGCGTGAAGGTGCGCCAGGCCAAGTTTGCGGGGCGCATCACTGCCAGCGAACAGGAGGGGCTGCTGGCGTGGCAGGTGCAATTCACCTTGCGTGAGCATAACTCGGTACCGGAGAAACGTGAGCAGCGCCAGCCAAAGCCAAAGGCGACTGTCGGCCAGGGAGCAGAGAACGCATCGACAGCCAATACCGCCAGTACCCCAGCCACCACTGATCAAGAGCAGTTGAGCTCCTGGGAAAGGATGGTCAAGGGGCTGGATGACAAGCTGGGAGATGTAATGGCGTGAAACTTGCGACCAATATGACGGTAGGTGGCGAGCAGCGTCACCTAGTAAACCATGACATGGTGCTGGACTTGTCAGCCGGTGGCCGCGCCTCGATGACCATTGAGGGGGCTGCGAGCAAGGGGCAGGTGATGACCGTGGACATTGGCTATAACAGCCAGTTGCGCCGCTGGTTCACCGGCTATGTCTATGATGTGCAACCAGCCGCCAACGGCGCCAGCAAGCTGATGTGCCGTGAACTGGCGGGGGTATTGGGTAGCCGGTTCCCTATCAGCATCCAGCACCCCACCTTGCGCAGCGTGCTGGCGTGGTTGTCTGAACAAACCAGCCTCACCTTCCTACTGCCTGATGGTGTGGACTACACCGACAACCAGATCCCAAACTTCACCAGCGCGGGAACCGGTTATCAGTTGCTGAACAACGCGGGACGCGCATTCTCGGTACCGGATTTCATCTGGCATCAACAGCCGGATGGCGCCATCTTCGTGGGCAGTCATGCCCATAGCCGTTGGGCGGGTCGGCCGGTCGAGCTTGATCCGGCCTTCTCTGCCCGTCAGGCTGGCAACACCATCACCACCGCACCGATCCAGGCCATGCGCCCGGGGGCCATCGTCAACGGTCAGCGGGTGGTGCGGGTGCGCCTCAAGGGTGATGAGATGACGCTCACCACCGCCACCCCGGATAAACCGGTCAAGTCGCCAGAGCGCCGCAAGATGGAGGGGGAGTTCCCAGAGCTGGCCGACCAGATGCACCTGCCGAAGTTCGGCCGGGTCGAGGCCATCAGCGACAGGGCGGCCGCTGGCCAGCTCAATGATCCATTCCGCCCGCGCTATGCGGTGGATGTGCAGCTGCTGGGCGAGGATGGCAAGCCGGATGAACTGACGCCGCTCTATCGCGCCGTGCCGCTGCCGGTGATGTTCGGCGGGCCTGAGCAGGGGCTGCTGCAGTTCCCTGTCGAGGGGACGCTGGTCGAGCTGGGGTTCGCCTTCGGTCGCGCCGATCGCCCCTTTATCCGTACTATCCTGGGCACTGGCTGGGCGCTGCCGGATATCGAGCCGGGCGAGCAGCTGCAACAGCAACGGGCCGAGGTGTTCAGCCGCACCGATACCGTGGGCAACCAAACCCGCCACACTGACCGCCGCCAGCACGACAAGGCGCTGCGGATGATCCGCGAGGCAGACGAGTACCTGGGCAAGTTCGGCCAGCACCAGCTGACTGTCTTGGCCAACAGCGTGGAAGAGATCGGGGCCATGAAGCGCATCGAGGCGCTCGGGGATGTCGAGCTGCTGACGGCCGAGGATATGATCCTGGGCAGTGCTGGCAACATGAGCACCACCACCGGCGGGAATCTGGAAGAGGATATCGCGCTGGTTCGCCGGGCACTGGCCGGGGAGCTACAGCACTTCGAGGCGCCACGGTCGTGGATGGGCACCGAGGGGACCAACATCTTCCGCCTGCTCAACCAGCTGATGGACGTGGTGCAGCAACTGGCCGCCACCGCCGCGAGCCACAACCACGGCGGGCCAGGGCCAACCAATGCCGAGACATTCACAGCTCTGAGCCAGCAGGCTGGGAAACTGGCCGGCACCCTCGCCCCCATCATCGAGTAACCAAGCAAAGAAGGCCCCGCATCTGCGGGGCCTTCTTCTATCTGCCTGACAGCGCCTGAGCATGGCCAGGGAAAGGCGCCGCATGTTAGGGGCACCATCAGACAGGAGCACATCATACGTGAAGCACAGGCCGCTCACATGGCGGAGAAGCCCACGGCGGCGTCTGCGTCACGGAATCCGCGCTCTTCCGCTCCCGCCTGCGGGCTTCACCAAGAATAATTTTTGCAAAAGTGGATTACCGCAAAACCATAGGCCCAGGCCACGCCAGATAAAGGATCTCGGGCGAGGTGAGGATCTGAAAGGATCGAAATAAATTGCAGGGTTTTACAGTTTGAAAGGGGTCTGACTGCGGTGTCGAAAACGTAAGTTGTTGAATGTATTGGGATGGTCGCACTTTTCGTGGGAATTTGAACTATCGGGAAGGATCCAGTTTGCCGCGAGGGAACAGCTAGAATGCGTTTTGTTTCAGCTACTTAGGTTAAATGATGGCTGACTTAATAACTGCAATTCTGCACAAACACTCCAATGGATCTAAGCCATGAGCATCATAAAGCAGCTGAGAAGGTAAGATTCTTTTAAATCCCACAAATAGATAGGGGGCCTACTAGGCCCCCACAGGTACATTTTTACAACTGACGTTGTCTAATCCGCTTCATTAGATGTGAGTCTTGGTCCTTACGACCTGGCTACACACGCGCAGCGCGGGCCACGTTTGATAATTTATAGAGCTAGGTGGCTCATACCAGCTCTTCTACACGGAAAGTGTATGACGGGGGTGTCAACAAGTCAACAAGTCAACAAGTCAACAAGTCAACAAGCCAACAAGCCAACAAGCCAACAAGCCAACAAGCCAACAAGCCAACAAGCCAACAAGCCAACAAGCCAACAAGCCAACAAGACCATAACCACAACACACCAGCGCATAAACAAATGAGA